AAGCGTGGGGCGAGTAAAAGTGGCAATCATGTCTTCGCCTGACGCCTGCAAAGCCTGCCATGCACCGCTCCAATTGCCGCTGGCTGCCTGCACGATGGCCGCCACCATGCCAGCGGCCGCCTTGCCGGTTGCCATCAGGACGCGCAACGCATACTCGCCCACGTCCAGGACATAGCTCAAGCCGGTGATGGCCGACTTTGTCCAGCGCTCGATGCTGCCATCGGCCGCCAGATCGCGCGCGCCCTTACGGATGCCATTGGTGCCCGACAGCACGCCCAGAGCGGCCTGCACGGCCTGGTCAAATGCAGGCACCATGCCCGTGGCAATCTCGCGCGTGATGCCGCTGGCCGCGCCCTGCACCGTCTTGGAGAGTTTGACCCAGTTGTCATCAAGCTGGGCGGCAGAGGCGGCCTGCTCGGCCGTGACCTTGCCCTGCAGTTCGCCAGCGCTGGCCAAGTCCTTCATGAAGGGCAGCATCTTGGCGCCCTCTTTGCCATAGAGCGCCATCATGACAGCCGACTTTGCGGCACCATCTTGAAACTCATCAAGCGCTTTGGCCACGGCCTGCATCTGGTCTTCTGGCTTGAGTTGCTTGAATTGCTTCAGATCCAGTCCCAATGACTGAATCGCTTGGGACGTGCCCTTGCTCTCTTCGGTCGCGCCGGCCAGATTGGCGGTGAGCTTGTTCATCGCCCCGCCGATGGCCTCGGCAGACATGTCGTTGAACTTGCCAATGGCCGCCAAGCCGCTGAGCGCCTCAACGGTGGCGCCCGTCTGCATCGACAGGTCATCAAGCGCAGCACCGGTCTGCACAATGTCGGCAATCAGGCCTTTGAACGCCTTGATGGTGAACGCGGCAGCCATGCCGCCGGCCACTGCGCCGGCCACACCCACAACGCCACTCATGGCACCGGTTATCTGTCCCTTGACGCCATCGAACACTTCTTGCATGCGCTTGGCATGCTGCAGCGCGGCCTGCTCGCTTTTATCGAGTCCAGTCGTGAACTGGGCGTATTCAAGGGCAAGTTTGACAACCAAAGAACCAAGTGCGGACATAGCGTTACTCTTCTTTTTCTCGTTTTTCCTGATCCGCCTGCAGCACGGCGGCTTCCATGAGCTGCAGATCGGCCATGAGCGTGCGGCGCTGGCGCGGGCGGAACACATCCAGCCAGGCAGCCACGCCGGCATAGCTCAAGCCAGTGCGCTGGCCGTTCATGCCCGCGTACTGCCACTGGGTGCGCAAGGCCGTAAAGGCGTTGACGGTGGCCACGTTGTCGGCATAGATTCCAAATGCCTCTTCTTCAGGCGGCTCGGCATGTGCCAGCGCTTGCGCAGCGGCGATGGCTTGAGGCGGCGCTCCAAAGGCCGACATGGCCTCGACAATGGAGTCATCCACGTCAAACCGGCCCTTGGGCTCTTCGCGCACCCCGGCCCACCAGCGCGCCGCCTCAATCAGTTTTTTGCTTTGGCGCCTACGTTGTGCTGCCAGTAAGCCAATGTGGTCTCGCGCACGGCACCAGTGAGGCGGCAAAACGCATCGAGGTTTTCCGGCGTGAACGGCACTTCATTGCGTTCATCGTCCTGCATGGACCAGCCCACCAGGACGCGACGCACCAGCTCCACATTGGGCAAGGCCAGCAGCTCTTCGCGCTTGTCTTCATGGGTGCGCAGGAATTCGCCCGTAAAGCTTTCCTGTTTCCAGCCACCCGCAGGCTTGGTGACGTTGACGGTGACAACCGCTTTGAATTTTTCGGTGGGAGTGAGGTTAAAAGCCATGATTTTTTGAGAATTGAAAAAAGAAAAAGCCACCGCATCGGGTGGCCTGGGATGCCGGGGGCGGCCCGGCGCAGAGGGAAAATGGAAGGTGTGCAGCCCTATTTGACGGTCAAGCTCAATTCGTCATCACCGAGCACCGGATTGATGTCAAAAGGAATGCTGAGCATGGCCACGCCGGCATCGTCTTGCAGCGTGAAGGGGTTGCACTGGACGGCAAGCATGTCGAGCTGCACGATGTTGCCCGCCACGGTGCCATGCACGAGCTGGCAGGGGCCCATGGCGCCTTCGCGCACAATTTCGGCCCAATTCTTGGTGGTCACAGAGGGCATCTCCAGCACCACGGTGCCCGTGGGCTTGCGGTCCGGGCTGCTTGCGCCGGCATAGCCGACCAGTTCGCGCCAGGCCAGCGCATTGGCCAGGCTCACGCTAAAGCTGGACATGGCAGCGGCCAGGCCGTGGAATGTGAAGGTCGGCGTGTTGAGCTTGCCAACTGTCTTGGGCTGCAGGAACTTGTTGTAGTCCACGCCGGCAGGCATGCCGGCCTCTTCAGTGGGCATGCTGTAGGCGCCGACGAACTCGAACTTCATCACTGGAATGCTTTTAGCGTTGAGTTCAAAGGACACATTGCCTTTGGCGCCTGTCAGCTTGAACAGCGTCTTGTCCAGGTAGCCGTACAGCGTCAAGGTGGGCTCGCCCTCGCTGACCAGGTGGTACACCACATCAGTGGCCGGCGTGATGGTGGCGCTAAAGCCGCACGATTCGAGCAACGCCCCCCAGGCCGGCTCAGTGCCAGGTGCACCAGCGCCGGCCAGCTCGACCTCGACGGTCAGCTTTCGGTGCACGCCGACCGCCAGCTTGCCGCTGTTGCCCTTGTAGGGGCGGAGCAGGTTGCGCTCGACTTGCTCGGCGGTGATGGGCTCGGGCATCAGCGCCCGGCACATGATCGCATTGAGCGCGGCGGTGGGCACGCTGTCGGTGCCGGTGACACCCTCCTTTTTTGCCAGGAGCAGCATTTTTTTCATCGATTTAGCCATGCGTGGACTCGTCTTTCAGTGGTGAGTGGTTAAGGGTGTTGTGGCTGGACCACCGCGATCGCCGCGCCGTCCAGCGCCTCGGGCAACGCCATGCGTGTGCGCTTGCCCGTGGCCGGGTCGCGCAGATAGGTGCCGCCCAGGCCGGTGAACTCATCGCGCGGCGGCGCGGCCACAGGGCGTGCAGACGTCTGCACAATAATTTCTTCGGTGCGCGCGGCAAGGCCTGCCGCCGCCGGGGTCGCGGTGCGTTTGATCATCAAAAAAGCTCCAGAGGGTTTTAGTAGCGCGGGGTGCGCAGGCGCACAGTCAGGAAACGGGCATACACCTCGGGGTCGCCTTCGTAGTCGGCGTCCCCGCAGGCTTCTTCGTATTGGTAGGCCGACAACTCCTCCAAGGCCGGGCGCAGGGCGCCGCCGCCCGACTGCGGCAGCAAGGCATCCAGCTCCTCAATGGTGCGGGCCATGACAACCAGGTTAAGGTCATGCTGGGTGTAGCCGCCGCCCATGCACCAGGTGTCTTCGGGGGTACTGTCGATGTCGAACACGGCGGCTGGCCACACGGGATCGGGTGGCAGTTCGACAGCCCAGGTGTTTGCGAGCACGGCCGCAAGTGCCGCGATCACGGTTGCATGCACGCTGCTCATGGGCCTGATGCCTTATCGAGTTCTTTTTGCAGCCGTGCGCCCATGGCCTCAATGGCCTCGTCGCGGCCTTGCACCAGCGCCGGGCCAATGAAAGGCCGGGCGGGCACCATGGCGGTGGCTGCCTTGCGGCGCGCACGCAGCGACTGGCCGCCCTTGGCCGGCACGATCTTATGGCCCTTTTCCACCCATTTCCAGTAATACGGATCGTCCTGGTATTGCTTGACGATGCGCCCGCTTTTGCCGACAGCAAGTTTTGCCCCGCTCTTTTGCTTCTTGGTCAGCTCCCCGCCGTTGCGCACGCCCAGGTTGTACTGCGTGGTGCCGGCCGGGGCCTGCGGCTCGCGCTTGATGGCAATGTTTTTCACCATGGCACCCGTGCGCACCGAGCCGTTGGCCTGCGCGATAGCCTTGGCCTTGCGCTTGAGCACACCGCCGGCCGACACCACCATGGCGCGGCTGGTGCGCGTTTGCATGTTTTCTTTGATCTGGCCAAAGCGCTGCTTGAGGTCGCCAATGCCCATCACGTCGGTATCAGCCATCGCTACCTCCCGCGTCGCAAGTAAGAATGAGGAACTCACGCCGCGCCATGAAGTCGTTCACATGGCGGATGTTGTAGACAGCATCACCGTAGAGCACGCGCATCTGGGCATTGACACCGGCCCGGTGGCGAATGGTGAACTCGGTGCGCGCCTCGGCGACCTGGCCGCCCGCGCCGGTAGCGCGGCGCTCGTTGCCGCTCAGGTGGCGCACGGCGGTCCACACCTGGGCAACTTCCTGCCAGCCCTTGACCACACCGCCCGAGGCCCCTTTAGTCACCACGCAGGCCTGCAATACGATGCGCTGAGTGAGTTTTCCGGCTTGCAGCATGATCAGACTCCCAATCCGTGGCGGTACGGCGCCAGCAGCTGGCGCGAGCCCATCGGAATCTCGCTGGCCGGTGCACCGGTGATGACGTCTTCACGATTGGCATACAAATGCCCCAGGATGAGCAGCACGGCTGCGCGCACCAGGTCGTTGCAGACCATCGGCGCCTCGCTGGCCGCGCCTGCCAGCACGGCCGCATTGAGCTCTTGCTGGCTGGCATAGACCGAGCGGCCCAAGTATTCGGCCGCCAGGATCTCGGCAGCGCTGATCTTGAGCGCCAAGTCGTCCGCGTCGGCCACCCCGTCAATCCGCAGATGGGCGCAGGCCTGGTTAAGCGTGATCAGAGCCATTGCCGTCCTTGACAGCGGTGTTGTCCATTGCGCCAGGCGCTGCCGGCAGACCTTGATCTGACAATGTATCGGCCTTGGCCTGCGGCTCTGGAGCTTTCTTGGCCTCTGGCTCGGGCACCTTTTTGTTTTCTGGCTCGGGCGCTTTCTTATTGGCAGGGGCACGGGCGGCCTTGGCGGCCTTGACCGACTGGTCAGCCGCAGCGGCCGGCACTGGCTGCACCGCTTCGTTGGAGGCCTCGCGAACAAGGCCAGCATTGACAAGATCGGTAGCCGTGCCGGCAGGAAAATCAGCTTCGGCACCGGTCTGCAGATGCAGCGCGCCGTGGACAAAGCTGGTGAGGCAGATAACTTTCATGGATTGACTCCTTAT